AATCTCCGAGCGGGGGCACTTCTTTTAGTCCGTGATCGCATTGCTTAATCGACTTGCGTTCGATTAGTTGTTGATAGGTCATGGTTGTGTGTTGTGTGTTGTCCGTTAAATCTGTTTTGCCGCTCTCCGGCACAAATCATCACGCTCCTCGCCGGTCAGCGGCATCTCGACAAGCCTGCGATTTTTAATGATATCGTCAGCGCCCATTGGATTGATCCAGTTTTGAGTGGGCTTGTATTTCGCTCTAGCTGCCTCTTTCAATGCAGCCTCGCGTTCGGAAATCTCAACACCAGCAAGCCAGTCGGCCTCGGCGCGTTCTTTGCGGCTGTAACGGAATCCGGGTTCATGGGTTGGTTTCATTTGTAGAACGTGTGGCTTCCGATGTTGGTCGTGACGGTCAGCGACTTAGCCCAGTAAGGTTTTCCAAATGCCTTTGTGTTCTCCCAGTGGGTAGCTGCATGGGTGATGTCATTGGTAGCAGACATCGCCCACGCCTCACGCGCCCGTTGCCATACCCAAGAGGGTTGTTTGTCTGCGGCTGGATTCTTGACGCCATAGACACCCTTAAGGCTTCCGCGATTCCGAATAGCCCCCGCCACCGCGAGCATTCCAGAGCGACCTTGATTCGCCGCCTCACCCACGATTGCGCGAACTGCCTTCGAGTCGTCAATCGCTCCGAACGACTGGAAGGCGCAGAGCGTAATCATCGCCGCCAGCGCCTTGAGCCGCGCGGCGTGGCCCTTGCGAACCCCAGTGGCCACGTTCGATTTGTGCGCCTTGCTGAACTTCCTGACACCCTTTATGGGAATCTGAGTTCCAGCATTGGCATAATGTCGCTTGATCCACCCCTTAGCCTCAGCCCTGGCGACAATGCCGGGAGCTTCGGAAAGCATGATTGTGATTTGTGTGTTGGTCATAAGTGATAAACGTAAAGGCCGTGAGCGCGGATGATTAGGAAGTGAGCCGTGTCGCGTATGGACACGCAGAACCGTTCAAAAGCGGGAACTGGCTTGGCCGCCTCAGGCTTAATCATCGAGAGCGCGTGAAGGTTTTCGCGCCAAATGAAGCGATGCGTCTCAATCTCGTTACAACGCCAGCAGACCGGAGCGCCTTCGGAGTCGAGCTTGAAAGCCTTCTGGCTGCACGCGCAGGCTTGGTTTATGCGCTTGGCTCGGCTCTGTCGCATCGCAAGCCTGAAGTAATTGGCATCGCGCGTGGCAGTCATGACACGACCTCCACGCGAAAGCCGCGCATCTTCATACTCTCAATCGTCACCGTAGATCCGTGCGCGTAATCGCCAGAGATGACGTTGTAGAGCCATCTTCCGGGAAGCGTGCCGAAGCCCTCTTGGAATCCGTGCTTCTTGAGGACCACCAGTGGCCGCTGAGCATCGAGAAGGTTTCCGAGGTCGTGTTGTAAAGAGATCATAAGTTTTATTAGTTTGTTAGAAGCCCCCCGCCAGTTAAGACGGGAGGCGAGCAACTAGGCTTGGCCTTGAAGACCTCCACCTGACGGGGGACTAAATTTGTAGTTTTGCTTTGTCATATTGCTCTTTATTTTTCCGGGTCTTACTCCGGGCCAGCGGCTCTTCGCCTCTGACGATTTAGAGACTAGCCGAGTAAAAATCATTTGCAAGTGGCAAAATAAGTTTGCAGGAAAGCTAATACTGAAGCCTCGGACATGCTAATGTCCTACCTATTGGATCTCCTCAGTGTGGCCACATTCGGGACACATCCAATAATCTATCATGCGCAGCAAACCGCACCCGCATAGCTCGCAGATATTCATTTTGCTGGGCCGTAGTGAGGGACGGGATATTGGCGCTGGCCGGATTTAATTCTAACTTTGATAACTTTGATGCGGCCAGCGTCCAGCTCATCCCGCAGCAGCGCCGCTGTGCGTCGGTTTGAAAAGCCTTTGAGCTTCACGATTTCTCTTAGTGAATAGAATCCCTTCGGAGCTTTTTCACAAACGAAATCGCCGGTGAGCTTGTCAAGCCAGTTGCTCATACAATTTTGAAGTCGCTTGGCAAAATCCACTTGCCGTCAATTTCTTCCGCCTGATTAACGACGTAAGAGCCAGTGCGCTCGTTGATGATGCCGTAGGCGAATCCGTGCGAGTGAGCTAACGATTGGAGCTGGCGTATCTGGTATTCCATAGAGAGTTTGCAAAGACAGCCCACAGATCGAGCCACGCGGCGTTCTAGTCCAGGGATTGAGAACTCCGATACGGTGTGGACGTGTCCAAAGATGACTGCTCCGTAAGTGTTGGCCATGACCCGCGCGGCATAGAGGCCTGTGGAAAAGCCGTGAGCGAACTTTGCTCGTCCAATTTTAAGCAATCCATCCCGATGATGATAGGGAAGCACTTTGCATTTGAGCTTGCTGGCTACTGCGCGAATCTCAGCGACTCCCTGCGCTGCATAATCCGAAGCCACTCCTTTGTCTGCCTCTGCCAACTCGAACAATCGCGCATCGTGGTTTCCTAGCAGGAAAAATTGGGGTTTGAAGCGCTTGAGCCACTGCATGCCGGCGTTGTAATCTTTCGCCAGAGATTCGCGCTTTTCATCATCACAAGCGCCTTTGCGTAGAGGCCTGAAGTCCCACAGATCGCCGCCCATGATTCGGATTTCAGGCTTGAAGGAATCCACAAAGCGAAACAGCGCCTCATTCGCTTCCTCATCTTGCATATCTCCGTGGACATCTGAGGCGAAAACGAACTTGGTGAATTTCGACATAATTCAGAACTCAGAGATGTGCTTGCCCGTCCAACCTTTCGGCCTTGAGACGACTGCTCCGCGCCTGCTTCGCCTCTCACGCTTGCGCCACTGAATGCCGTCGTAGTTCTGGCGGAAGTCTTGCGAAAAACAGTTGCGAGGTGCTGATCCTTTGCCGTTCATTTTGGAGGCGGCCCGGCATACCAACCCTCTGGCAGGGTGACTTTTCCTTTTTTTGCCCATGCTCCGTTGTCCCAGACATAGACGTCTCCGCGCACATTTGACCCTAGACGCACGACATCACTTTGACTGTCCAGAACTACCACCCTTGTCACGCAACCGCTCGCGCAGGCTAGCAGCCCAACGGTCACGAATACTTGGAGGAGTGTTTGCATCAACAATTGTTTGAGGCGCGCTGGCCTTCTTCTCTAGGAATGCCAGCAGCGCCTCCAGTAATGGTTTTATCCATCCCCAAGTCACTTTGCTCCTGATTGCTCGCTGGTCACGACATTGTCGCGAGCGAATAGCAAACCAACGCAAGCGCTGATTGACGCGATAACGCTAGTCCAGTCAGGGTTGGTGGCTGGGTTGCCATCGAACAGTGCGTTGCAGGCTGCCGCCACGACGGTCACGATTCCGCCGACTCCGAATAATGTTGTTCTCCACGATGCACTCATTTTTTATTTTTCCTTTTCAGTCTCCGCCGCACTATACGACGGACAAAAATTAAAACTCGTTGAGCGAGTCGCTTCACTGGTTGCCAAAAACTTTAACCAGAAACGCTTTGCCACCCAGTATCACGCTGCTCACCGCACCACTGACAAGTGCCGCTTTTATTGTGATTGAGTTGCGCCACGTTTTCATCTCCTTCATGTCATCAACCAGTCCGTTTAGACCGATTGCTTTGTCGCCAAGCACGGCCTGCTTGATCTCTCTCACGTCGCTTGCGATCTGCTCCCTTAATCCCTGTTGTTCCTGTTCGCTCATAGAATTTATTCCCACCTAATTAGTTCACTTCTGAGCCTTAAATACTCCTGCGGCTTGTTGAAGTTGGTTGTCCATGTGAACGCATCCTGCCACGTCAAAAGATTAGTTGAGGTTTGAACGATGACCCTATCAAACCGATTGGACGGCCAGAGCGCGGGGATGCTTTCAATTCCGTTGACGATGGCCGTGACGCAGTAGCAGACTCCGTTCGTGACGTTGAATTGGTTTGTGCTGACTGACGCGCTGTTTGTCCAACTATGTCTCGCTCCACCCCACGCAACGCGATTAGATGCGCCGAGTGGGTTGTCCCATGTTAAAACCGTTTGCTTGAACGTCACAATCGACACAGGAAGCGCAAGGCTAGACGCTGTTACCATTTTGACACCCGGCACGACCTGCGCGGAGTGAGACCATATCGTTGAGATCAACAATATGGCGGCAACCCTGATAATTTTGGGTTGTGTGGTCATGCTCATCGGTCAGGCCATGCGACGAACTCAAAGAAGTCTATCGCATTGGTTTTGGCGACGTTTTCACGCGGGACGATGGAAAATATAGGGGACACGTTGCCTGGCATGGTCGTGCTGTTTGTAATCCAGTTGCCGCCATCCACCCGAAGCATCACAGACCCAGCTGTAACGCTATAAAACTCAAACTTTACAAAGCTGTTAGTTCTAGCAACAACTCCCGTGTCGTTGGTCGTAGCGCCTCCCGCGCCTCGGGTGATGAACTTCCAATTGCTGCCGTCCATCGTGTCATCTGCTCGAACGTAAATGCCGTGAGTGGTCGCACCCCACGCTGCGCTAGGAACTGAAAATCCAACCACGTTTGCGACAGCATTTGTATTTGTAGGACGAATAATGAACTTCGCTCGCCACGGCACGACAGTTGCCAGCGGCAGCGTGCCTAAATATCCTCCTCCTGCTGCGCTGAGATATATCTGCCCAGCAGTGCCGGACGTTGCTGCACTTTCCAGAGACAGCACTCCCCATCTGCCTGTGTCGTAGACCGTGTTGCGAGTTGTTACCGTTCCGGTTGGTTGCCAGTTCAAGTCGCCATTTGCAGAGGTTGAAATTCCGCTAAAGAAATCATCTCTCACAAAAGCAACGTCCTCTCCGATATTTATCATTGTTCCATCACCCACAAATGCGTCAGCAATGATAGAACCGCGAGCTCTATAAAGTGCGCCAGTCGAACTGATCTGGCCGCTTGTCAGATAATCCGCAATGACTTTGTGGTAAGCATAAGTGCCGTGTGTGCCGTCAACGCTGTATGTTGAATTTGTGTTTCTGAATGGGGCAAGCGAGTCAATGTCCCAAAGCTTTGAGTAGAAACCTGAGTTGGTTTCGAAAGAACGGTTAAGTCCAAGGCGAAAGGTGTTGTTTGTGACCTGTCCGCCAAAGGAGTTTGTCATTGTTGGTATGTTTAACACCTCAACTTGGAAGCCGTTCTTGCTTGCCAAATCCCACGATTGAATTGCCAACGCAAGCGGTGACGCCCAGTTTGCATCGCCAGAGTTTTGAAGCACGTCATTGGCTCCAAGCCAATACATCAGACGTGTGCGCTTCACTGGGCCGCCCGGTTTGAATGCGTGAACCTTGTTTGAATAGTCCGCAGCATCATGTTGACCGATGCTGAGTCCGCCTTTTCCCCAGTTGCGATAAAAGAACCTGTTTGAGTTGGCCGAGTTGTTCATCCACAACCAAGGCCAGTTGTTTGTTGCGTATGTGCCAGACTCATACGGATCGTCATAGGCGTTGCTTAATGAGTCTCCAATGAAGATTACGTTTTCCTCACGAACATCGAACCATCGAAGCGCGGTCATGGCTTGTCGAACCTCGTTCGTTGAAAGCATTTTGTTGAAAATCAAAAACGACTTAATTTTCCCTTTAAACATTCCTGTTGTATCTACTCCAGAATCTCCCGCTTGAAAGTCGGCCAAGTTGAAAGAAGTGATTGAGCTGTTGAAAGAAAAAGTTGTGTCGGCTAATGGCGCACCATAACCGTCAATTGTTGCCGTGCGCGAAAGGTTAGAAACGCCGATAGAAATATAATGCTCGTCCATGTGCCTTCCGCTCACTGCCGCACCTGTGAACGCCGTAAAATTGTTTGACGTTGCTTGACCTGCCGAGATGTTTGCGCCGACAAAATGATTAAGTGGTGGAGCGAGATAAATTGGAGATCCAGTATATGGATAAACAAACACCGCAACTGAGTTATTTGAGCTTGATGAATTTTGAGCAGCAAAGATGGCGTTGGTCGCGGTGACATCAAAGTTTCCAATCGACTGGTAGCAAACGAGAATTGTATTCGTCCGCATGTCCGAGAGGTTTCGGACGTAGGCGCGACTTGTTCCGTCAAATTGCAATCCGTAATCCAATACCGTTGGATTGTTCACGTTCGTGCCGTAGTTCAGCTTGAACGTGCGCCAGTAGCTTCCAGACAAGTTTAAGTTTGTTCCAAGAACTGCTCCATCAATGAGGTTTGTCCAGAGGTTGAACTGCTTGAGAGCCATAAAGCCACCGTTTGCACGATTGGCAAATTGACTGTTAGTCCTACCCACTGCTGACAAATACAGCCCAGCATCAGCATCAACCAGCATTCCGTTGATTGCATAACTCCCCGCCGCCAATCCTGCTTGGGTGACGTTTGCCGTTCCGTGGACGGTCACTAGAGAGCCATTGGTGACGGTGACTATGTTTGTGCCAGCGGCGATGGATGAGCCAGAGCCGGTAAGGTTGGTCAGTCCGCCGCCGTTGCCGACCAGTTGACCAACACTAATCACGACGTTGCCGGATGCTTCTGGGGACAGCGAGAGATTCCCTGTTCCTGAAGAAATACTAGAAACCTCAAGATTATTCTGAACCGTTAATCCGTTTAGAAATGTTATGCCTCGCGTGTCGTTGTTTGTCAGTGCGCCGGATGTGCCGGCGCTGGCCACCTGCCATGATGCGCTGCCATCCGCATTTGTAGCTGTAAGAACATAGCCAACAGTTGCGCCAGCTGGTATTTTGAACGTGCCTCGGAAAGCTGCGTTTGTGCTTGTGTCTCCAGACACGTTGTGGAATCTAGCATCTGCTGCTGTCTTAGAATAGGAAGACAGTCCGCCATCGCTGAGTGGTGCGCTGATGTAACTGACTGCCTCCACAAATCCGCTTACACTCGAGTCAAAGCTGTTGGTGATGACCGTTTCGGTGAATGGTCCTTGAAGCTCTACGCGGTAGGAGCGACCCACGATGACGTTGCTGACGATGAGCGATCCTGAGCTGTTGTTAGTATAGGTCCTGCGATCTCCGGTGACGATGTTGGTGGAGTTTGTGCCGTAGGCCGCAATGGGAGTGATATAGACCTTCTTTACCGACTGTGGACTGCTGGTAAAGTCTACAAAGGTCCAGCGAACGTCAGCCGCAAAAGCGGCAATGGATAGAAACAAAAGAAGTGAGATGAGCTTTTTCATGCTTCGATGGCAACTTTCAAGATGCGGACGGCAGCGGTGTTGGCTTTTGCGTAAATGCTGGCTGTTTGCGGCCTGAGTAAAACGAAGTCCCCAAATGTGACTTTTTGTGGAAAGCTGGTCATTCCGGAGACGGCATCCACCTCGATATAGTTGGCCGTGTCCAGGTTGACGATGAGTAGGAGTTGTGGAGGTCCTGATATTTCGTCAAACGTCAGAAGCTCGGCGGTCGTCCCGATGAGCTGGGTTGATTTGATCATGTCGTCGCCCGTCATGTCTGACGTTTTTGAAATGGAGTGCTGAACGGACGCTCCACTCTTGACGGCGTTGATTATTGCGCTGTAAGTGATTTCTCTGGCCACACTAGTGGCACGGTGTCAACTGCCAGAGAGGTTGATTCCGCTGGCAAGAACAACTGATCCTCCAGATGAACAGCCCGGCGGGATATCGTTACAAGCCAACCACGCCGCTCTATAAAAGTGAGCCGTGGCGCGGCTGTATGGAGTGTAGCAATCCGTGTATCCGCCTCCGCCAAATGTCGCTGGCAATGTGGATATGCCGACCGAAGGCTCGACGAGCGGCGGGAATGGGTAAGTATTGGCGGTCGGTGTTCCGCAGGGGTCGTCGGTCATCGTCCAACCTCCACCGGCATAATCGCAAGGGACATGAGGCTGCTGCCAATACGGGTCGGCCACCGCTTGATAGAAAATCAGACCCCAGTAAGAACCGTAGCAAATATCGCTCTCGATGTTTCCAAATGGATACGATTTGCCGTGCGGGAATGACTCCCCATTTGGAGTGCAATACAGCACCGACGGATAACTCTTTGTCGGCTCGAGCGTGTCATCTGTGAAAGTGTAGTCCACGTTGCCAGCATTCCGTAGGTCGCTCTGCGCGGTTGCGACGACATACTTATGCTCCGAACACGGTTGTTCCAAGTCCCAGGTGGCTGACGTGATGCCGACGTTGTGAACCCACCCGGTCAGCGGCGTTGTCACCGTGCCGGAAAGCGTGAACGAGGTGGAATTGATGACGGTGACTGTGCCGCCGGTGATGCCGCCGATGCCAGCCACCGTCACCGTGTCTCCGGTGCGGAGGTAGTTCGCTGCCGTTGTGATTGTGACAACTCCCGGAGATGTCTGAACCGCCGTGGCCGCGAGTCGTCCACAGATGCCGCGTGCCGTTGGATATCTCAGGTTTGCTATGCCGTCGCACGGCACGGGAGATGTGATCGATTGACTGACTAGAGTGTATGTGCTGCCGCTGCCGCCTGTCACCGTGTAGAGCGTGCTGCCCATGACCACCGTGCCGCTGAGCGCAACGGGAAGGTCTAGCACCACAGTAGTGCCGTCCCACGACGCTACGCACCCTACGTTGGCTTCATCAAACAAATACCTATCTCGACCGCAGGGACGGATTGAGGATGCGCGTGGCCACGCCTCAAGGGTTTCAGCCCACTTCTGAGCGATTACAACGCTTCCTCCATCTTGCGGCCCGCCGCCAGACGGTGAGAAGTAGCCCGTAATCTCAAAGTCTATAAGCCACGCTCCCGGACCGAACATCTGCACCCCCTCTTCGAGAGTCGTCCATTGAGTTGCGGCGGCATCAAGCGGGTTTGAAGCTCCAATGGAATCAAGGCAGCTCGCGCAATAACCGCCGGCCGTGTCGCCGTAATGATTCTTGTGAAAAAAATTGTAGTATTTTCCGTATCCGCCCCCCGGCAGCGGAGCGCCACGAATGTCGCCAGAGTATTGAGGCGGCGTCGGTATCATCTCGCAGGTGACCACGTCAAATGAACCCGAGCCTGGACCGGCTGCCGCCGCGTCCCTCGACACGATTGGCATCTGCCACGTATTGCTGTCCGTGCGCCACGGGTAGAGTTTGTGGTCAGTCAAATCCCATTGGCTGAGGAGATATTTTACATCCTCAATCACGTTTGAGTATGGATTCTCACCCGAAAGGACGACGGTCTTTTCGAAGAAATGCTCGTATCTTAAATATACTCCTTGCGGAGTGTCTTTGCATCCTCCGCTTCTTGTGAAAATTGTATCACCTGAGTAAGATGCGGTTATTTTTATATTAGATAAAGAAACTACAAGCGGCGATCCCGTTGATGTCATGACTACGACGTCTGGGCCAACGCCTGGGCCAGTGTCTCCGCAAAAACACGGGTTTGAATCAGACGTTGTAGATAGGGGAGCCCACTTGTTAAGGTCGTTAATTTCACCAGGAGTCCCTACGACCTCATCCGTTCCGCAACCCCAGGTGATAATTCCGCAGGATGCGGTGAAAGGGGCGTTCCTATAAAGCGGAACTGTTCCTATTGCGGTGCTGGCGTATTTGCAGCCGCTTGAACCTGGACCAGTCCCCCACGACTCTTCGTCGCAAGATTCAGTCGAGTAAGCGCCGCCGCCGGTTTGCGAAGCTACATACTTAACACTTTTTGTACTCGATATATTTCCGAAAACATCGACGTTTTCAACAAGCGTGATGTTGAGCTGGTTGTATAACACCACGTCCTCCCAAGCGAGGTCGCCGCTGCAAGGCGTGCCCGAAATTTCCTGTTTCTGGGTGACCCTATACCACATCGTCTGAGTTGTGGTCCTTGTGAGATACCGCACCTGCTGCTGGCCTGCTGAATTGCAACATTCTTCCGCGCCAAATCCCGGAACGCCGCACCAGACAGCCTTCGCCTGAACTCCTTTCCAGCCGTATCCGCACGGATTTCCTACCGTTGCCTTTGCTCCCGTTTTTGAATAGTAATTGTTTTCAACCTTATCAACAGTTGCGCCAGCGCCAGCAGAACCGCCCAGGATGCCGCTGACCTCCCACGGTTCTTGTAGGATTGAGTAATCGAATCCCATCGTATCGCAGGCAGGCTGAGTTCCCGGAGTGCCGCAGGCCGTAGGGTATCCGCAGTCTGACGATTCACGAGCGTAAGGCGGGATTGTAGACGCGCCGTCGTAGCTCAAGACCTCGGTGACGTTTTCAAACTCGTCAACCTCAACCTCTTTCTCTTTGCAGGCGCAACAGCAACCACCGATCGTCATAACTCAGCCCCCCATTTGTTGAGCGGACAAACCTCGGGAGCGAGCTTTAGCTTTGAAAGAAGCTTGGCGTCAAGCCAACAGCCGCACTTGCGGCAGCGGTGAGTCTCGTTTTGGTTCGGAGGATGCGGAACGCACTCAGGACACGCAAGGCAAATTGCGCGGCGAGCGGCCACGGTTTCCTCTTTGGCGAACACGGGCTTCTCGTTTATAAACGAGGCGGTGACCCGGCCAATCGCAGACATTGCGTTCGCGCCCTGTCTGGCGAGTGACGGCATTTCTTTAGATTGCCCACAGCAGCCCATAAATCAAATGCCAGTCTTTTGGCCTACTTTGATGGAGTGATTTGTAAGCCTTGATTGATTCAAGTTTGATATGCTGATGAGCTTTAGCCAGGGATAAGTGACACTGAAGTTAGTCAGACCCCAGACTTCGGTGTTGGTGGCCGTGGCCGTCGATTTCAAAGTGAACTGAAACTGATTGGTGTATCGGCTTCCGTCCATGCTCGATTGCCATGTGGTGATGATGTCGTTGGTGGCAAAGCGCGGGTAATCGTTGGTCGCCATCTTGAACGCGAGCTGGATCTGAGCCGAACTTCCAGCGGAAACCGCGAACGCCGTGTTGTAGGTTGTGTAAGAGTTCGTAGCGATATAATCGTTCGTCGATATGCTCGAAGAATATAAAGTGTATCGGTATTGAGCCGACGCGCTGAGCGCGCAGAGCAGGAGTATTGAGATTAGAGTTTTCATGTTAGCAGAATGCCGTGATTTGCATCCAATAATTTAGGGCCGAGTCAATGCTGGTCTCGCTAGGAAGCGGCAGGCGCGGTATGTGATACCAAAACACGCCTGCGCCCTGGTCTTCCGGGGAAACTGCCTGCAATGCCACCCAGACGCCGGGAAGCGCTACAAGCACTGAGCCTGAGCTTTCATATGAAGCTGCGCCTGCGGTGACGATGGTGTCCAACGGAAGAATGACGACGACTTCGCCTTCAGAATATCCTGTGTCTTTGTCGTATTTCTTTGGAGTTGCCCAGCGCCAGCCTGATTGCGCTCCGCCGTATCCAGACGGTCCGGAGTCATCCACCTCGTGAAATGTGCCGTGGATGGTGTGACCGGAGCGAGCGCCGGGAGAGGATACAGGCTGATGCGAGCGCGCATTCTCCACGGATCGGTTAAACGCATCGCCTGAGCGTGTCCCACTGGTTGTCCTGGCTGGAGGGATTTCTGGCATCAGAGTAATACGGCGCTGCCGTAGGCTTCGTAGAGCAGGTCGGAGGCGGTAGCCACCTCGGTGTAGCTGTAAGAAATTTCTGTCCGCGATCCGTAAGATGCCGTGACGCGCGGCTTGTCTTTGTGCCACTGCACGCTTACGGGAAGGTCGAACCATCCGTTTTGTGGAATGCCTTCCCACGAAACAACCTCGGCGCTGGTCCATATCTTTCCTGAGCCGACGTTGTTTGCTCGGATTGCATTTGCGCTGCCGGCGGTCACACGGCGACGGAACACGTGGCTGTATTCAAGAAAGCCAGACAGTCCGCGAATAACAAGCAAAAGCATTTTATAAGCGGCGGCTTTGTCGCCACTGCTTAGGCTCAATGCAGCGTCAATTATCGCAATGCGATAAAGCCATTCCGCATCAAGGGCCAGCTCTTTGCTGTTGTAATACGTGGACAGCCATTTTGCTTTCCCTGCGTTTGTTCCAGTCTGCTCAAGGGCTGGCAATCCACTCCTGTATTTTTGAGCGATGTCACGAATGACGGTGATGCACGCATCTGCCTTTGCTGATGATCTCGTGACGGCGATGTAGTCGGAGAACTTGCTTCGGAAAATGGGAGAATTTTCCCAGCGCTGATTGATGACGTTGACCTCCAGCTCCATCGTGTCTACGTATCCCTGGTTGTTCCCGTCCTTGTCGTAGGGATACGAGGCGCGGAGAGACCAGTTGCCATCGCCTTTAGCAGAAAGCTTGGTGACGGTAGCGCCGTTGCCCTGAACAATGTAGACGTAATTTCGGCACTCGGCCTCAGAACCTTCCCAGACCTCGACCAGGTTGCTGCCTTTTGACGTTTTATCCGTCTCGATTTCGGTGGATGTCAGCCACGGCCCTTGGCCTGTCGTTAATCTGTCACTCATTTGAAGTCTCCTTCGCCCAGTCTGGCAGTGTTGTCGCGGATGCCGGTTAGCAGATCAATCTGCTGCTGAGCGGTGTCGTTTCCGCCCGAATACGCCAAAGACGATCCAGTGAACAGACCGACTTGGCCCATGGCGTCAAAATCGAACGGCATGGATTGTCGGTCTTGTTTGAAACGCTCCTTAGGCTCTTTGGTGTCGTGGATTGATCCGTCTTTCCACTTGTAATTTTTTGTCAACTTTCCGCCGCCTGCTACGGCGTCAAACTTTTGTTTCGTATCGTTAAGGCTGACCGTTGAATCGGCTTCTTCTCCGATGGTCTGAGATGCTCCGCCGCCAATAGATGTTCCTTTTCTTGCGCCTTTATTCATCCCCAGCATTCGGACCACGTCTGATGTGAACATGGTGGTGATGTCGTCAAACATGATTCCCACCTTGTTGAAAAATGACTTTGATTTTTTCCGAGCAGCGGCCATGTCCTCGATGTCTCGACCTTCAAAGAAGTTTCCGCTTTTGGCCGAATCCATCTTTGAAAATGTTTCCGACATCTCAAATCCGCCACGCCCGAAAAGCCCCTTGCTCAGCCTGGCGCGCTTGGCTGGGTCGGTGATTCCTCCGAACTGCTGTTTGACCTGCATCAATGTGTCGTCGACGTTTTGTCCGGATGGATTTATTCCGAGTTCACCAAACAGCTTTTGAGCTTCTGCGTCACCTTGGTTGAATGCGCCGGCTTTGGCGTTGAATCGGTTTAGCGCATTGAAAGCGGAATCTTTATCAACTCCAGCCAGCTCCGCAGCGCGTCCGAATGTCTTGAGCATTCCGGCGCTTGCGCCCGTGATACGAGACTGGCGAGATAACGCCGATGCTTCCACCATCTTGTTGCCGGCTGCGGTGGCCAGTCCCGCCAGCGCTCCGAGTCCGGCTGAAAGCGCGCCAATAGGCCCCAGCATCCCAGAAAACTTACCCATAAGCTCCCCGGCCACTGGAGAGATCTTGCCGATGGTCTCTGCAAGCTTATCCATTCCACCTGTTGCTGCCGAGGTTTGAACAACGCTTCCGTATTGCTTGACCGCTGCCGACTGAGCCCCCCAAGCCTGCGGCATCGACGTGTTCATGGTCTTGAATTGCTGAGTGATCCGGTTGATGGTGTCGCTCAATCCTTGCTGGTCTGCTCCTATTTTGACGATGAGTTCCATGATTAGCTCCTTGCGTATTTCTCTGCGTCAGACTCTGTCCAGAATGTTTTTCTCCATTTAGAGAGGTCCGTGATGTTCTCAGCCTTGGCAATCTCTCCGTGCGTGTGGTAGTGATACCATGCTGCGGGCAGATATTTTTCAAGCGCTTCACGCTCTGAGAATCCGCCCGTCATCAATCTTGCCAACATCAAACACTCCCACGGCGCACTGAACTCGATACCGCTCGTTGTCATGTGCCGCATGACCGGCGCGCGGCGGTAGCCGTCCACTAGATACTTGGAGAACTTGTCAGACTCAGTCTCGTGAACAAAGCGCGTGCGTTGATACCACCTAGGCTTGAGCGCCGTCATCCAGCGTGCGAACTCAGACTGCCACTCTCCGCGCAGGATGGCTTCCTCGGTCTGTGAATACGGACTCGAACAAACGAAAACGGCGAGCGCTAGTGCCTCTGGTGTTGACACTACGTCGCCGTCTGAATCTCCACAAAAAGGAGAGCCGATGCGGTTGAGCAGAATGTGATGGCCGACGCTAAACGGTCGCAACATCGTTCCCAAGACGTTGTGCGCCTCGGGAACTAGGTCTCGTGGTGTTGCGGTGCGGCTCATTCATCAGCTCAGGGCAGCGAAGGTTTTGCCGACGTGCTTGACCACGGTGAGATTGATGATGCCTTCTCCGTCCGGGGTGTAGCTCACGGATGCGTCTGTGACGAGGTTTGTGCCCGCCACGCTCATGTCCGTGTCTGCGGCGTCGCCCGTGATGGTGATGGCCGTGTTCTTCTTCGGCATGTCGCCCAAGATGGCAAGCGCTGCGGCTGCATTGGCTGCGATAGGCTTGATGGCAAAGCGAAATTGAATCCTATCGTTGCGAGTGCGGACGGCTTGGATTTCTCCTGAGTTATCCACGGTGGTGCTGTCGTCAGTGACGAGCGTTTTTTCTACGCTGGTGAAGATTGTTCCAGACCGAGATCCAGCGCTGCGGCCCGTCCATGTGACGGTTGTAGCGGGGATGCCTTGATAGGTTGCGTAGGCTGATGTTCCGATGTTTGCCATAAATTAAACGAGTTGAGTTTTTTTGGGTTCGAGATATCCGCCGGCGACGGAGGCGCAGCTATGTGTGCCGTCTGCCAGACCTTTGATGACCTCTGCGGCGCGGCGGTCTCCGTAGATTTCCTTGAGCTTTGCAAAGGCGTCTAAATCGGAGATGTCTTTCCCGTTGAAAGTCAGTTTTGGTTTGATGTTGTCTGGCATAAAATCAAGCAATCACTGTGGCCGTAAAGTCAACAGACAACGTCCAAATCTCGTCTTCATCAAACCCGGTGGCGATGCGGATGATCTGAAACGCCGTCATCATAAACTCTGTGGAATCGACCACGCCTGCCGCCACTGCTGCTGCGGTGATGGCGTCAGCGACCGGCTGTGGTCTGTCATCTGCCGGAACTAGCGTTTCGATGGTCTCCAGCACTGTGTCCTCCAGCGCATCGGAGATTGTCAGGTTGTCTTCGTTGTCATCCGTGGACGGATCTGTCTTGAGCAGCAACGAACCTGTAACCTTCCAGTTTTTTGAACGCTGGCGTTCAGCGGATTCCGTGTTGCAGATGAGCAGCGGTAGCGTTTTACCCGTAGTCTCTTTTGTGCGGACCACGTTGTCCGTGGTGAGTCCGGAAATGGATTGGGCGACAAAGAACGCCTTGAGTGCGTTGTCTGTTTTCCGGATGGCGTGAGATGCGCTAGACATTCAATCCAGTGGTGGAGTCAAACTAACGAGTTTTAATGCTGAGCCGCTGAGCCGTCTTTTTAAGCTCTTTCTCCAAGTAGTCCTGGGTGTCAGCCAGCTCGTCTGCGTAGGCTTTCTGAAGCGCTGGCAGTGCGTATTTCATCAGGCCCTTGTCGCCCTGTCGTTTGGTCATGGCTTTGTTGACAGCGACGGCTAAAACCTTGTTTCCTGCAGTGGCCAGTGTCCCAAACCCTTTCGGCCTACCGACCGGCTTTAGGCTCGAGCTGTTGTCCTGTGGAACGGTGTTTGAGCCAGAGCTGTAAGACAGGAAAGGCTTTTGAGCCGTAGCAATAGCCGACTTGAGATAGGAGATGGATTTCAACCTTGCTCCAATCTTCTTTTTGACCGCCTTTGCCATGGCCTTGCGTCCTGCCGACCTGCTTTTGCCCTTAAACGGAGAGCCTGATTTGCTCTTTGATAGGATTGCAAATATCATCGGAATGGACGCTCCCGTCTTGGTGGTGGCGTTTCCCTTTTTGGCAACTCCCTTAATCTTCCATCCGCCCTTGAATTTTAGCTTCTTTCCGGATTTGGTTGTTTTTTCTCCGGACTGATAGAGCTTCATCTGGAGTCCTAGCTTGCGCGACATGACGTTTTTATCTGCCTTTGGCGTCAGCCATAGCCATCGGCGCAGAAGCCACCCCATCTTCTTATTGAATGCCGTGGCAAGGTCTTTTCCGTTCTCTGCAACAAGCTGCCGCGTGGCCAACTCAAGAGCGCTGGTATCGAATTTGAACAGCGGATTGCTCATGCTTTGCGATTGGCGTCCATGCAGCCCAGACGCAGCACCGAATCTCCCGGAAGTGTAACCACGTCCGAGATCCGATAGAGCGTGTCTTTGTAGGTGAGCTTGTCTTTGGGCTGAGGTTGACCGCCTGAGTCGAACAGCTCCGCGCGCACAAACAAGTTGAGGTCCGTGTCTGGAGAGAATCCGCCTGGCGTGAGGTCTTTGGTCTTTGTGGCGCTAGTGGTAGTGCAGCCATAGATGCTGCCGTTCCAGACAAACGTGGGAAAGCCCAACGCCCGCTCTAGGCTCTTCTGGCTGCGGTTCAAATCGGATGCAATGCTCATATGTTCTTGAAAGAAAAACCGCCCCGCCAGTTTCCTGACGAGGCGGATGACAACAACAGACAACAACGATTAACCAACAATTACCGCAAGATGCTCAGGCTTGATGACCGTGAATCCGTAAGCAATCGCAACTTCGTATTTCACCATGCGTTGACCGGGCCACATCGTCAATTCGAAGCTGATGCCGGAATTTGGGTCGGTGATTATGGTGCGGTCTGCGGCCAGGTCTCCCGCCTGTGATTTTGGCAGTCGCGTCGCAAGCGAGATAGCGTTGCGAGAAAGCGCCAAGTTGCGGGTGCTGGTAGCAAACACCGTGATGGCTCGAGTAGCGGCTGACTGTGCTTTCTGGAGACCGGGAGCAGCAATCGTGATTGAATCGGTAGCAGCTGGGTTTGCGCCAGCAAATGAAACAGAAGTCACGACATACTTATTTGTGTCGTTTGCAAACGTGATGATGTCGCCAGCAGCGACCACGCCGGTGCCTGCCAGAGCGAGAGGAATAACGGTTTGACCAACAGTGAATGCAGCGTTGCTTGAGGTTGCACTGGCCATCGCTCCAGCCGTCACAGGCAGAATCGCAGCAGACTCGCGCAGGGCAAACCCGTAGAGGCTGCCGAGCGTCCCGTTGCGGAGCAATCCGTTGTCGCCAGCTTCATTCACTTTATACAAGTTTGAAATGCCGCGCAGAGCAACACCAGCGGTGGTATCAATAACCACACTGCGGTCTGTCATTGGAGCGCCGTTATCATCGAGGATTTTCTTTGCACCAGCAAAGTCTGCCAAGATAGGAGCAGTGCCAGCAGTCGTTCCGATGGCGCGAGACGCACCTTTATAAGCCGCAGTCCAGATGGCTGTCTCCATCGCGTTAGCGTGCGCTCGAAAACATTGTGCAAGCTGGTCGCGCATGAGCTTTTCCATGCGAGGACCAGTGTTGATGCCGAACTCTTCTTCGCCAGTCCAGTTGAAGCCCTTGGTCTTAAAGTTTTCAACTGCGATCGACTTTGTGCCAATGGTTTGGTCGCTAGCGGCAGTCACGGTCATCGCCGGGCTGATGTCCGCCACAGCTTCGCCGGTCGGAGCCACAGGAGAGTATACTGTTTGGCCCTTTGCCATTGTGTCGGATGAGGCGTCAAGATTGACTGCCGAGATTATGCCAGTCAGTTCGCGTGAAACTACGTCCAACGCTTCGTAAGCGGCAGGAATGAGGTTTGTAAGTGTATTTGCCATAAATCAGAGTTTTTTTGTGATTTGGTTTAGTCGGTGATTTTTCCGCCAGTCCGAACGAATTTTGATTTTGCGGAGACCGGCAGCGCTTCAAAGTCGGTGCGCTTCATAGTGGCTTGTGAGCTTCCAGTGACCGTAGCCGGAGGCGCGGTGTGAAGCGGGGGTTGACCTTGAGCGGCGGTGATCTGCTGCGCTTGAGCGGGCGCGAGCTTCTGGGCTGCGGCGAGGTCGCTCGTCAGCTTTTCAACGCTGGCCTTAGCTGATGTGGCTTCCTCGGATGATTTCTCCAGAGCAGAAGCTTTTTCAGCGAGGGCGGCTTTTGCGGATGCCAGCTCAGCGTTTGATTTGCCGAGGTCGGCTTTGAGGGAGTTTAATTCGTCTAGGACGGCAGACTTGACGCCTGTGACGATGGTGTTGTTCTGCGAGGAGAACAGTGAAGCGAGTTCAGATTTAATTTTGTCCCACATAGAAAATTCTTCTTTCTACATGGGTTTGCGGAGTCAACTTTCAGCCATTGAGAAATGCAGCAAGGAGTTCTTCTTCTTCGATGTTTTCGGGTGAAGGCACGAACTCGCCGTCGTTCCATCCGAAAATCTGTAACTCAAGACGGCCAAGGTGGGTGAATGCCTGGCGCTTTTTCGGTGGCGCGTAAAAACCTCCGACCGTGTTCTCGGGTGCTACCACCGGAGCGGAGATCAAGGTGACCGTGGCCGTGCCTCCGGTAGTCACCCCGCCGGAAGATGTGACGCTATAAACCGCCCCGCCGGCGGAGACCATTGATGCGGTGGCAGTCCCTGCCGTTTGCGCTCCACCGCTAGACGATACGACAAACGTGCGCTTGATTGTGGCGTTTCCGTCTGTGGTGATTCCGCCGCTGGATGCGGTGGAGAAGGTCCGTTTGACTGCCGCCGTTCCGCCAGCCTGCGCGCCTCCGTTTGACGCCGTGATGATGGTCCTGCCAATGATTGACGCGCCGGCGGTCTGTATGCCGCCAGACGATGCGGTGACAATCGTTTTCGAGACAACGGCGCTGCCGCTGGCCTCGGTATAAGTAGCGGCGGTGTCTGTTTCTGCCGGAGTGATGTTGTTAGTGAACAATCGCAGCACCAGATTTTCTGGTGTGGATTTGTTGACGATAAACGACAACATGTCCCCTTCTCCGTTGTTTGGAACTAGTAATGCCATGGATTAGCTTTCCTCCTCGATTCCAATCATGCGCCCATCTGTTCCGCGCTTGATGACGACCTTCTTTTTCTGTTCCGTAGCCGGCGCAATCGAGTTGGTGATGTTAATGTGGATGGGTTGTTCGGATTTTGTCAGAGGCTCTTCACAATCTCCTTCGCACTCGTCATCGCAATCGTCTTCCATTTCAGCCTCTTCAAATTCAAGGTCTGCCTCGATATCGGCGATGATGCCGTCCACAAACCCAGATGCTTCAGCGTCTGTGCCGACAAAACACGATCCGTTCAAGTTGCTGCCGTCAATGATCCGGTATTCGTCCACATGGCTGCGGAACATGTCCGCGTATTTGGTGACCATGCGCTGGATATCGTCTCGCTGCTCAGGACTGAGTGCTGTGCCAGGGATGCCTGCGCCCTTCACGTCTCCGTCTTTTATGACATCAATCCGAATGCCTGCCATATCTGCGGCCTTGGATGAATCTTCTATGGCCACAAATGCGCCGACGCTGCCCACGATGGCCGATGGTGTGATGAGGATGCGACGAGCGCCTGCGGCAAGCGCATAAGCAGCGGAACATATCTGGCCATCGCTTACGGCTTCCACGTCAAAGAACTGAGCGGCCTCGGCGATGGCCTGAGCGCATTCGATGTTCCCGACGCATTGACCTCCCGGTGAATCAATCACAAGCCTGATTTTGGTGACGCCTGGCGTGGCCATGGCTTCCTTCAAATCTTCCTTGATGTCTTCGTAGCTGACGCAACCGCACGCCTTTTCAATCAACGATGCGTGACGGACCAGTGTTCCGATGATTGGAATGGTTGCCGTGTCGAACTCAATCTTCATCTCAGGCAGCGCGTTTCCAAAAAAATCCATTCCGTCTGACTTCACCTCCGGAAGTGCCGCGCCGGAAAGGTGTGGCTTGATGAGCCTGTGGATGTCCATCCACGCATCGTGCGTGATGCTCCATGGCTGGTAATAAACGGCCTGAATGAGTCGTTGAAATTTCATTATTGAGGTGCGTTAGAAGATTGCGGGATTTGCGGCATCTGCGCGCTGACGCTCGGAGGTCGTAAGACGACCAGAGCTTCTTGAATTGTGATGCCGTGTTTGGCGGCCAGTCTGCCGGCGCGTTCGAGATCGCTGTCCGCTTCGCGTTCGCGCTGCGCGTCCACATCTTCGAGGTATAGACCGCGACGAGCGCAGGTCAGCTTGCGCGTGGTGATGCCTTGGCTGATCTCTTGCAGGTCCACGTCGGAATCATATTTCTTATCTGCGGTGATTTCGCCCGGGCCTTGATAGTCCCACTTATACCACTCAGGCGACGGTGGCAGGATGCCGAGCTTGATGAATCTGCTGATGGCGTATCCGTCGACGCGCTGACACGCTTTGCGAACCATTTTTCGGCGCTTGTCCAGGACGGCATTGATTTTCTCAACGATGACGCGCATGGGCGCTCCCCCGACGGACTGAGGGTCTAGCGAGAAGAACACGTCCCACTCTGTGCCCTTGAACGCATCGCGGAGCTTGTTTGCCATGAAACTCTGCGTGCCGCCGCCGGGTCTGTCGTAGTGGAAGGCTTCAAGTTTGCTGCCTGTGCCTGCTTTGAGATAGTTGATCGTTCCGCCGTCAAGCTTCTGGATGTCGAGCGCGGTTTTGTTGTTTGTGTCCGAGTCGAACGTGGCCGCCTGCTGGATGATGGCTTTGGCGGTGTCTGCTTCTCCTGTCTCGTTGGTCTCGACGATGGTGCGCGTGGAAAACGCTTTTTGAGCGAGCATCTCGAACCGAGACCATTCGTGCATGTCTTGCCAGTCAAACACGCTGGACGCCAGGAGCGAGAAGCCGCGCACCTGCCCGGTGATCATCGGACAAAAGCTTGGAAACATGTTCCGCGCCGAGATGTCCTGATAGACTGAACTCCCGACAGAGTCCTCGTAGACTCGGTAGGCGAGCGGTCGGCTGTAATTGTCCACGACGACGCCGTCGATGACTTGAGCGTCAAAATTGATTTCCGTGGCGGCTTCATAGGGTCGATTGTCATCCACCAATATGCCGTCAATGAACATCTGTTTGCCGATGAACTGCACCGAGGAGGTCGAGCCACCGGAGATGCGCGAGCCGACGCGGTGCGATGGGATGATCTGAATGAGCGGATAGCCGTCCGGCGTCTCGGTCAGCAGCGTGAAGTCTTCACCATCCACAAGTGAGTTGATGACCTTGCCCTGGAGGAAGGAGTCGTAGTCATAGGGCCATCCGGCCACATCCATGACTTTATGCCACTCATTCAGCGCGGACTCGGCTTGCTCTCCCCATGCTTTGTCTTGTCCCGAAAACTGCGGAATGAAAGATGATACGGCGAGGTTTGCCTGCTCAAGAATAGAGCCTTGCAACGAAGGATACTTCCAAAACATCTGCCGACCCAGCGTGGTAAGCGTGCGCCGTCCATAGGTGCTGACGCTTCTGTGGATGTCGTAATCGAGCATCGGAACTGTTTTCCGATCCATCGTCTGCGTGGCGGCCTCGATGAGGTTGTTTGAATTGCTATAACCTGACGATGCGCGCCGGTCGATGATGCGGTAAGGTTGCGATGCCATAGGTCAGGCGAATGAGATCCGCGTGCTTGTAGCAGCGGTGATATCTGCAATGGGGTATTTTTCCGGGTCTTGAAGGTTGAGCGCCCTCAATATCATTCGGATGCGTTCTTCGGCAGATTTGGCGATTGCGGCCTCGGTGCGGGCATCTCCAGCTTGTGAAAGCGTGGAGGATTTGCCCGACGCGAGGTCGTCTTGCGCTTCTCGCAATGACGCCTCCAGGTCTTTTACAGACCATCCGATGAAGTAATTGATTGCCATCTACACGATGGCGGGAAGTCAAACGAGTCTTGTTTTGATCTGAGCGATTACGGCCTCGAACTTCTCAACTTGTATCCGGACTGACTGTTTGGTGGATGCCGTCCACGTCTCCGAAGATTCAAACTGCTTGAACAGCTTGTCCTTGGCAGATGCCAGCGCCATGAATATGGCGGTGTCCGGGGTGGAGTCGTGCCGCGTCTGGATGGCAGTTCGGTGCGGCTGCTCAATCAGGCCGAGCGCAAGCATGGTCTGCGATTCGACGTGGTTCGCCTCGTCTATGGTCCGAGCCGGCTGCGGCAGCGCGATGGCGATGTGGATACACTTCTGCACTGCCAGAAAGGTGAATCCCTCTGGAAGCTGTTTCTTGATGGTCTCAAAAAACGAGAGGCTCATCTGCTCGTGTTGGCAGAGCGTCTGAAGGCCAATCCCTATTTCGCGACCGAGGTTAACCAGCTCAATCTTGGAGTCGCACACGGCTCGGCCAAGTTTTGAGAGTTTTTTCCAGTCTCGGTTCAGCTTGTCAAGTGAAGCTGTTTTTGATCGCAGTTCAATCTGTGTCATAGTTTTTTGGGGAGTTGTTGTTTGCGTTTTTCCGACATGTTTTTGCAGCTAGTAAGTTTTCTCTGCCCTATGGCAGGAGGCAGGTTGAGAAACCCGACACTCTGAAATTTCTTCACCATCTTGCTGACGTTGGCCTTTGTCATCGGATCTCCGTTGGATTTTTTATAGCGCAACGCCAGCTCTTCTTGGGTCTCTACGCCTGACAATTCGTGCCAGCCCATAGCCAGCAGCCAGCAGTCCAGCGCGAACTCGCGCTGACCGCGATAATCTTTGATGATGCGAGCGGAGTCTTTGAAAAAATCGAGCGCCAAAACACAAGCTTCTCGATAATGATTCTGGTCGTCCGATTCCAGTTCGGCAGTCAATGGGTTGCCTCTGTCGGGCTCGTTCTGTTCGACGATATCTTCTTCGGTATTCATTGGTTTGTGGGGGTGTTTTGTTTTTGTTCACTGCGACTTAATCTTTCGGCGCACGGATCGGGGACGAGGTCCGCCAGTATCGCGCCAAGCACCTGATGATTGGCCAAATCTCGAGCGTGATCGTTGCGGCCTTCTTTCCAATACACTCGCGTTTCATTGGTCTTTTTGTCAAAGTCGGTGCGTTTGACGCGGCTGCTCATCTGCGCGTTGTATTCTTTCTCGGTGTCTTCATCGCCGGTGATGGGCTCTTCCCAGAGCAGCGCATCGATGAGTTCTTGAACTTTTTGATTCATCTGCGATTTGCTAAATCGTATGACTGGACAGCGCCGGCGGCTGAGGCTTTGTCCGGATTCTGGGTCGCCATACGCCACGGGCGCATAGCTGCGGCGCACCATATTCCCGCCTATCAGTCTATGAGTGAAGTAGTATTCCTTCGCGCCCATGACGGCCACCCATCCGTAGCGGATGCAGGCTGAGTAGACTCCGTTGTCGCCCTTTGGAAGATAGCGTGAGTCGATGAATGTCCGGTTGGGCAGCACCTTAAATTTCTGCCGAATCTCCTCGAGCGCTGCAAACCCGTAGGCTTTCCCAAATCCCAAGCGACGACTTCGGTCCGCAGACCATGCGCGCACAGTCCACCAGAACAGGTCTTCCTCCTGGCGGTCCACGGTGAGGAAGCGCGCTTTCTCATCTGCCCAATCGCTCTCGATGTCGTAACTGCTACGCGCAATGTGGAACGCGCCTTTGAGCAGCGACTCTTCGTCGCGAAACATGGCGCGCCGTTTCTGATAAAACTGAATCTTGGGCTTTAGGTCTCCGCGCTTCTCGGCGTTGCTGGCCTCCAGCCATAGCTCGACCAGCTCCACCCAGGGGAAGTCGATGACGGTCTCCCAGTGGAACGACTTACGTTTGTCGTTTGTCTCTCCTTTGGCAAGGTATTGGCCTGTGCGATTCCATTCGTTCTTGGTGCGGCTGCCGTCGAGTATCGGGTGCGCGCAGTGTTCGCACTCAAAGCGCACGGTAGGGATGCACTTTGCAATGTTCCAATCGCCGCTGGGTGTTTGGTGTTTGTCCCATGTCATGCCCCAGAAGCTGCCGTCTAAGCGTTGACCGCTGAACACTGGCTCGAAGTATTTCGAGCAGGCCGGGCATTGAACGGTCCACTCATGGATCTGAGCCCGGTGATAGTGACGATGCCAATCGGAGTTCTCCATCGGCTCGGCGAATCCGTCGCGCGGCCCGGCTTGGCTGATGGCCAAAACCTTCGATGTCTGCGTCTTTAGGTAGTCGCCCACGCGCCCGATGGCTTCTCCCATTTTGCCCTGATCCCACATCCAGCATTCTTCAAGGCGCAGGTAGCGTATTGATTTTGTCTGAAGGTTGGAGATGGCCGGGCCGGAGTTATACCATCCGTGCCCGTGGCTGAACATGATCTCGTTGTCGCGTATTTTGTGGCGCTCTGCTGGAAACAAATCGCGGACGGGCTGGCAGTTGCGGAAGTTGACCACAGAGCGGGATTCCGCAAAGAATTTCGCTTCCTGATCTGTCTGGAAAATTTCCATGTATGGGCCTGGGTCGGATGATATTCCATACAGGCAGATTCCGTCGCCAATTAGCGACCCGCCGCCGCGCACTGGTTTAAGGATATTGACCTCACGAACTCGGTCATCTTGCCATGCGTCGAAGATGGCAATGAAGTGACGCGACCCGCTCACATCAAACGGGCCGGTCTTGGTGATCGGTGGCGACAGAACCCAGTTCTTCGACAGCCAGTCGTGGATGGTCGTCCGCTCTGGCGGCGAAAACATGTGGGATATTTGTTCGCCAATCTTCATGTCTCAAACCTTGAAAAGATTTTCTGAAACTCAGCCAGCACGTCGTCTTCTAAGCGCTTTCCGTAGATGCGCGCCTGGGGAACATCCAGTCCGGCGACGGCGAGCGGGTATTCGTTCTCTAGTTTTTGGCGCAGGATCTGTTTGATGGGCTCAGCGACCTTGCGGAAGTCAGCCACGACAAGCGACCTTGAAACAACGAGTCCGTCGGCAATGTCGTTTTCCCGCTTTTTTTTCCTGTGTTCTTCATCAGCTATCGCCTTTTTCATCTGGGCCAGCGTCTCTTTCTGCTCTCGGTAGTATTTGATTAGGCCCTGAACAGTGGCTTTGAGGTCGTATTTTCCTCCCGCCGGCTCAGGAAAGTGACCGTCCTTGGCAAGCTGCCGGAAGCGGCGGTCTGTGATGTCAAGGCCGGTGAACTCAACCAACTCTTTGATTGTTGCCCCGCCCTTATGAAACTGAACTGGTTTTTTAGATGCGCTCATAGTCCCCCTTACGAATGTTTGGTAACC